GTGATGGGGTGTCTGATAGTATCCCTGCACGGATTGGTAAGCATCAGCCAGCACGTTTAGCGGATGGCGAGTTTGTTATTCCTGCACGTATTGTGTCTGAATTAGGTAACGGGTCAACCGATGCGGGTGCTAGAAAGCTGTACGAAATGATGGATAAAGTACAGGCAAGCCGTAAAAAATCAATGGGTAAGGGCAAGTTTGCGGTAAACTCTAGAGCTGCTAAATACTTACCTAAGAAATGAACCTAGAGCTATCTTTAGTACCAGTAGGGCATGTATCAGAAACAATACCAAGCCTTCTTTTCTACCTTAAAGAGTCTGAGGTACGGGCTAGAGGACGTGCAAAAGTTGATGACATATTACGGTTTATCCTTACTGAACAGATGCAGTTGTGGGTGGTATTTTCTCCTGACGACAATCAGGTCTATGGGCATCTCATAACTGAGATAAAACCTTATCCACAGTGTAAACTGTTAGTAATACAGTATTGTTGTATAGAGCCGCACCATATGCAGTATATAGAAGACAAGATGCAAGAAGTTGCTGAACGTTTTGCCAAAGATATGGGTTGTGCAGGGATTGAATTTATTGGTCGCCCGGGTTGGGGCAAACATATTAAGAAGTATGGATATGACGTACAAAGCGTCAGCTACCAAAAGTTTTTTAAGGACTAGATTATGAGCATTTTAAGATACAAACAAAAAGTAATGTTTGCCGATGGCGGCGTCCTTAGAGACTCTGGCGGTGGCGGTGGAGGTCCTACTTCCACTAAAACAGAAACTTCTAACATTCCTGACTATGCTCGTCCATATGTAGAAAACATGCTTGGGGCTACTCAGAAGCAGCTGTTTAATACAACTAAAACTGGTGACAAAGCTGCTACGTATGACTCTGAAGGAAACGAACTTACTCCTGCGGTTGCGGGTAGCGAACAAATTACAGGTTTTAAACCATATCAAGCATACAGCACTAACGTAAACGACTATTTTGCCGGTCCTTCTGCTATGCAAAAGCAGTCATATCAAGGTATGGCTAATATGCAGGTCGCTCCACAGTTAGCTGAAGGTAGTATATACGCTAACCAAGCAGGTCAAGGTATGCTGGGAACTACTGGTCAAGCTGGTCTATACGGCGCACTGGGTGCTATGGCTGGTCAGAACTACGCTAACCAAGCAACTAACCCTAATTCTATTGCGGCATACATGTCGCCTTACATGCAAAACGTAGTTGACTACCAAAAAGGTCAAGCATTACGTGACTATGGTATGGCTATGCCTAAGATACAAGCACAGGCTGTAGGTCAAGGTGCCTTTGGTGGTAACCGTATGGCGCTTCAACAAGCTGAAGCTGGTCGTGGTTTGATGTCGCAGTTGCAAGGTATTGAAGCACAAGGTTCTCAAAAAGCATTTGATGCGGCGCAACAAGCACAACAGTACGGCGCTAATTTAGGTCTACAGGGTCTTGGTCTTGGACTACAAGGCGTTGGTGCGCAACAAGCTGGATACGGTGGTGCGCTTAATGCAGGCACTGCTTTGGGTCAATTGGGTCAAACTCAATACGGTCAGCAGATGGGTATCCTGCAAGGACAGAATCAATTTGGTCTTCAACAGCAGCAAATGGAACAAGCTAAGATCAATCAAGGTATTTCTGACTACGCTACTGCTCAACAGTACCCGTACATGCAGTTAGGTATGATGTCTAACATGTTGCGTGGCTTGCCAATGCAGTCTACTTCAACTCAAATGTACCAAAACCCAAGTGCCATCTCTCAGCTTGGTGGGCTTGCTGCAACTGGTCTTGGCGCCTACGGTGCTGCTGGTGGATTCCGTAATAAAAAGGGTGGGTCAATTAAAGTTAAGAAGTACGATGTTGGCGGTGAGGTTGAAGCTGACCTTGAAGCTATGGAACCAGCTAGACTGGCAGAAATTGCTAAGACAAGCCAAAGCCAAGAGATTCGTGAAAAGGCTAGCCGTATATTAGCCGAAAAAGTAGCCGCTCAACGAGCACAACAAAGCATGGGTTTAGCTTCTGCACCTGCTCCTAATATGGATGGCATGGCTACTATGGCTGGTGGCGGTATTGTTGCATTTGCTACTGGTAAGGCTGTTAAAGACCCAGCATTAGAAATGGGCGGTGAAGAAGCTGTTAATCGGTATTTAGAAAAGTTTGGTTACAACAAGCCATCAGAAGAAATAGAAGCGCTTAAAACACAACAAGCACAATCAAGAGCGGATATTAAAAATACGCAAGATCAAAACCTTTATCGTTCTATTATGATGGGTGGCGCTAAGACTATGGCTGGTACCTCACCTAATGCGTTTGCTAATTTTGGTGCGGGTTTAGAAGAGGGTCTTGGTAGCTACGCTAAAGGTGAAAAAGACTACGGCGATATGCTTAATAAGATTCGTACTGGTGAAATCGACATTGCTAAACTTAGTGTCGCAGACAGAGACCATATTCTTAACCGTGCACTGGGTGCTACTAAGATTGAAGAAGACGCTAAAACCCGTCGTCAAGTTGCGCTTGATAATGCACTAAATAGAGGTCAAGCTGCTGGTGCCGCTAGAGACGACACATTATTTAAATCAATGTACGCAACAAATGTTAAAGCACAAGAGGGCATTGTTAAACGTAAACTAACTGAAGACGAACTTAACGATATTGCAAACAATACTTTAACCCAGTTACAAAATTTTAAATCAGGAAAACGTAACGTGGTAAGTGGTGCTGGCGGCAAGGGTGGTAGTGGCAGCAAAGGCGAAGTTGATACAAACAATGCACTTCTTAAGGGCTAATAATGCCAAGTTTAAAAGAAATTTTAAATGACCCTAATTACGTAAACGCAAACGAAGCTACTAAAGAAGCCATATTTAATAAGTACTCAGCAATAGACGAAAACTATACTGGTGCTAATGAAGCTACTAAAGATGCTATCCGTCAACGTTTTGGCGTAGTTACTCCTTTACAAAAGCCAATTGTTGCTGCGCCTGCAGAAGAAAAAAGCCCTATTCTTGGGTCTTTTGAAAAAGGTATTGTTGGCGGCAAGCAAGCAATTAAGCAGGCGCAACTTGCTGGATTAATGGATCTTCAAGCAGCAAATAAAGAAAAGTACGGTGATACGTACCAAGCTGCGCCTAAAGAAGAGCTAGATAAAATTACCGCTCTTGATAAATCTATTGTAGAAAAATTACAGGCTGTAGCACAATACGGCGTAGAGCGCAAAGAAATTGAAGCAAAACGTGGGGTAAACCCGCTGATGCAAGAAGTTAGAAATATCGGGGCTAGTGATGCTTATAAAAATGCGGACACTATTGACCAGTTAAAAATGTATGGTGATGCCGTATGGAGTAAGAAGTCTGATATACCCGGCTATATTGCAAGTATTGGATTAGAGTCTTTACCAGCGTCTATACCTTCTATTGCTGCGGCTATGGCAGTAAAGTTTGGTGGTATGGGTCCAAAAGCAACGGCTATTGCTGGTGGTGGCGGATCTGCCCTTACAGAATTTGGTAACCAGTACGCCGAATTACGTGCAGAGGGTTTAAACCACAAAGAAGCGTGGGAAAAAGCTGGAGTTAAGTCAGGCGTCATTGGTATGTTTGATGCGGCGTCTTTTTATTCAGCAGGCAGTGCAGCTTCTACAATCTTAAAAAATGTAGAAAAAGGTGCTATTAAAGCTACTGTAAAAGAAACTGGTAAGGGGATTGGAACGCAAGCCCTTTATGGTATGGCAGGCGAAGCTGGCGGTTCTTTGGCTATTGGGCAAAAACTAGACCCAATACAGATTATTGAAGAAGGTCTTGGCGAAGTAGTAGGGGCACCACTAGAAGCAGTTAGTACATATAGACAAAACGTTGCAGAAGCTAATAAGCCTAAATTTACTACTGATGAAAAGGGTAATTTAGTTAAAACAGAGGGAACTGCACCGCCAGCCTCTCCAGCACCGGGCGCACCAATACCTGCTGGTGCACAGCAAGGCTTGTTTACACAAGAAGAAGCCCCATTTCAGCTTACACCTGACGAACTTACCGCACAAACTCAAGCTGGTCAAACAGTAGAGACACCTGCCCTGCAAGCTAATGAACGTGCACAAGCTGAAATTGAACGTGGTATTTTTGCGCTTCAACAACAAGAACAAACTCCTGAAGTACAAGCACAAATAGCTGAACTGCAGTCGCAACTACAACAAGGTCCTGGTGCAACACTAGATACACTTAAAGTAGAATATGAAACCCTTGAGCGTAAAAAACTAGCTTTAGCTGATATTAGGCAACAACTTATAGAACAGCGTGATGCTGTACCTAGCCTTGATGCTAAGCTGCCAATTAGCCAACAGTTAAACGCTATTGAAGAACAGGGCGCACAGATTGCTGCACGCCAACAAGAACTACTTTCTGAAGGTAAGACTACTGCTAAAAAACTACCAGCAGCAGAAGAAACTGTTGTTGAGCCTGAATTAAACGTAGAGAACACCATTACCGAAGATGATTTTAAAACAATGGGTATTGGTCGTACCAACAAGAAACTAAGAGAAGCTATACTAGGTAAGAAGTTATCTGACCCCGTTGAAAAACAAGCAGTTATAGACGCCCTTACTGCATACGCACAAGATAAGAATAGAAGTGCTAGCATATCAACTAAGGTCGGAGAATTTATTGACGGCATTTCTAAGGAGACGCAAAATGTACCACGAGGAGACGTTTCTGGAGCTGTCCCCGGAGGAAGTGAGTCTAGCGTTCGAGTGCCTAGTATTTCAGGCGTTACCCCCGGCGCAACTCAAACATCTATCGCTGGAGGAGTGGCAAGCCCTGTCGGAACTGCTGGAGGACCTGATGTCGGAGAAGGAGGAGTACGAGAGGCTGGGGCTGCTCCACTAGTAGCACAAACAACTACTCCTACACCAGCAGCACAGGCGCCATCAACTGAACTTGATGAGTCAAGAAGACTTTCTGAAAACTTTAATAAGGGTAATCCCGCACCAGTAAAAACTGGTTGGTTTCGTACTAAATTAGGACAGTGGCAAAAGGTTAGAGAAGGCAACTTAAATATTGGTAGCTTCCTATTTGGTACAGCCCAAAACTTTGCATCATCCGATCAGGCATATCAGAACCTTATGCGTAAGGTGATGTTTGATTTAGCAAAGGCTGGCGATATAACTTTTAAACAGGCTAAACAAGCCTTAATGCGTATAGCTACTACACAAACTACAAAAAGAGCCGAACTTGCAAAAGAGATGCTTAGACGTGGTGCTTGGGAGTACGACCCAGTAAACAACTGGTGGACTGCTACAGATGACGCTAACAACATTGGTGTGTTTGATGAACTTACTACCAAGTTAGCACAACGCCTTGGAATTAACGAACAAGAAGCCCGCAAGATGATGGATGATGGCTATGAGGCTAACCGCCTTAATAGCTATTTTGAAGACTTAAATAAAGCTAAGGGTGATCTTACTCGTGTACAAAAGAAAATTGATCTTTTACAAAAGAACCGCAAACGTACTAAAGCAGAACAAAAAGACCTAAATACAAAGATAGGTGCACGGGATAAGTTAGTAAAAGATATTGATGTACTAGAAGGTAAAGTACAGCATAAAGAACGGTCCCAAGTCCAAGATGGTATGAAGCTATACAATATGCACCCGGAAATCCAAGAGGGTACTAGGGTTTGGAACGACATGCGTGCACGTACCGTTAAGACTCTTGTTGACGTTGGCATGTTGTCCGAAGAAAAAGCTCAGCAATGGCTAGATGAAGCCGCTTATGTTCCGTTTTTCCGTGATATTGGGGAGCAAGCTGAAGCTAAACCAGACCAACTAATATCTAGTGGGTTAAGAGAAACAATGGCTCCCCTACGTGCTAAACAAAAAGGTAGCATGTTAAAGGTATCTAGCACTACCGAGAATATGAAAGAGTGGATGCAATGGGCGTTGGCTGGTGCGGTTAGTAACCAGCAGTTGAATACTATGCTAGACACATACAAATCAATGTTGCCTGATGAGGTTAGAGAGGGTAAGGGTCCTGAAGGTACAACGTTTACTGTATACCGTGATGGGGTAGAGCGTTCTTATAACGTAGAAAACCCTGCTATAGCACAAGCGTTTACTCGTCTAGCCCCTATGATATTCCCTGGTCTAGCAATGTATAAAGCAGTAAATAATATATCTAGACATACTATTACTCGATTCCCGTTGTTCTCGGTAATGCAGGTTCCTGCTGACTTGTACCAAGCGTTCTTTACCTCAGGTATAAAAAACCCAACTATGTTGGTAGCAAACATACTTAAAGAAGTTGCTCTTACTACCGCTAAAATGAGTGAGACTAGAGACAAGCTAAAAGCAAACGCTATTATTAATACCGAAGACTTTAACGCTATGAACGAAGCGGATGCTATTGGTCAAAGAGTAAGTGAAGTAACTACCAGTAAGTTTAAAAAGCCTTGGCAGTGGGCTATGCACACACTAGATAAGTTTGCCTCTGTATCTGATAACGTGGTCCGTCAAGCGGTATTTAATGAACTCGTACGTGAAGGCAAGAGCGAGCAAGAAGCTATGATAGCGGCAGCGGAGATTATTAACTTCCGTAGAATGAGCGCAAACCCAACCTTACAAAAACTTTCTCAAACCACCATGTTCTTTAACCCTTGGTTACAGATTCTTTCCGTTACCATGAAAACCCTGTCGGGTAAAGGCATTACCCCTCAGACTCGTGCGGCTGGTGCTAAAGTTCTTGCTGCTATATCGGGCCAAGTATTTACGCTGGGCTTCTTAGTAGCTGCGGCTAATGATGATGATGAAAATGAGCAAGAGAAAAAAGCCCGTCAAGTTCGTGACCGTTTAATTATGATTCCCGGCACAGGCGGTATGGGCATCCCTATCCGTATGGACGTATTTGCTATTCCGTATTTCTTAGGTATGGACACATACCATATGATGATGAAACACGAATTTGTTGACTCTAAATCTGTAAGGGCTTCTTTATCGGCGGCGGTTAAAGGCTCACTATTACCTCCTACACAAGGTGTACCACAGCTTGCCCTTCCCCCTGTTGAGGCTGTCCTTAATAAAGACATACACAATAACCGTCCTTTGGTTAGCCCAAGCATGGAAAGACTTGAAGCAGAGTTGCAGTTTAATAAAGCTACTTCTGAATTTGCTAGGGTTCTTGGTGAAAAAACTAATATCTCTCCTATAAAGATAGAACACGTACTTCGTGGTTACTTTGGCACCGTTTATGCTTTGTTTAACCTAATGGCTAACAATACTATTGCCGATATGCGAGGTATTCCACGTCCAGCCGAAACTTGGCGTGAAACAATTGCTAAAGTCCCTAACATTGGCGTAGCGGTTGGTAAAGGTACTGATATGGGTGAAGCCGCAGTAAGTGATTTTTATGAAATGGCTGAAGATGTAAGTGGTATTCTTGAAAGCGCTAAAAGAATAGGTCGCACTGATCTGCCCAAGGCTGAAGAATATTTAAGAAAAAATGAGTCTAAGATTGTTGGCATAGAGAACATTAATCGGGCATTATCTGACCTTAGAAAAGCAGAAAACGATATTCTTAATGCACGTGCTAAATCTGCCCAATACCCTGAGGGTATGAGCGCCCAAGAAAAAGCTACAGCGCTTAAAGAAATAAATGCAGAAAGAAAGAGTTTAACCAAAGACATACGGGACATGCGTAAGCAGGTATACAAATAAAAAAAGCCCCCGGTGAGGGGGGCTTGAACTCGAATTCGTTCGAGGAGAGGAGAAGCAAACCTGAGTTTGCAGACTCCAATATACAGCATGTCTATTTAATACGCCAGAATCTTAGGCCAATTTTTGCGTTCTCAACTTTTTCTTTATACACTAACCTTATCTTCCTTTGTCTAGCTGCCATTAAAATTTCTTTAGCTAGCGTGCGGGTATCAAGGCACGGAATAAAAAAAGAGGATCCCAGCACCATCTTGTGCCATTCAATAATGACTGGGACTCCTTCGTTAAGAATCGGCATCCTGTGGTGTCATGTCATCCATCAGGCGTAGCTTAGCGTTAAGAATCTGAACTGCATTAACTGGTGGGGTATTTAACGGACTGCCTTTAGCCATAGCTTTCTTAATGATTGTGCCGCCAGCTTCTAGCTTCTTCAAGCCGTTAAGCAAGCCAGTATAAGAAATCTGCATCTTAGTACACCATTCACGTAGCGGTTGCACTGCAATATAAACTAGGTTTGTATCAGGCTCAAAGCGGGTCATCAACTGACCATATGGTTCTACAATCGGTGCATGGGACAGCCCAGTACGTTTGTCGCTAATGTTGTCCACCACCAAGAGGTTGCGGTTATGGGCATTGAGGAACGCACCTAGTGCACCCAACGGGTCACGAGTAGCTGGTTTGACAGACTCACGCAAGTCGCTAAAGTATTTAACTGCCCAGTCCCATACGGTGTCCATAGGGATGTTATGTAAGCCAAGACGTTTAGCAATGATTGCCGCAGTAAATGCAGTAGCCGCACCAGCAGAATAGAACCGTTGCTTTTGTTGAAGCTGTGCTTCGTTATCAAACTGAAGCTGAGTCTTTTTAAGCAACTCTTTAACCTCAGGTAGGTTGGGCACAATGTAAGACATCATAGCCGAACCAACATGCCCATAGTTCTCAAGCATAACGTTGTTAAAAATCTCGTCAGTAAACTCTTTAGAAAGTTCTTTGTCCTGAGAGATTTCAATCTCAACGATACGTAGCTGTTCTGACTCAGGTGTAGCCTTCAAAGCGGCGATCTTGTCGTGCATACTGGAATTACCTGACATAAATGCTGGCAACGACCAACGACTGTTATTCAAACGCATCTTGTTAGAACTTGCTTCCATACGATTGTTTGAGCGTCCTTGCGAAACACCATAGGCAATCTTACTAACTGCCTCGTTGGTCATGTCCGTTACTTCGTCAACGCAGATAGGCAAGTTGTTAAACACACCCATTTGGTGAAACTGAGATTTAATTGTGTCATCCTTAATTAGCATCAAGTCCTCAGGTTGACCCCAAATGCTATTGATTACCTTTTGGATAGTCGTCTTACCAGTACCCGATTCGTTTTCCGTAATGGAATAAATCAAGCCCTTTTGCTTGGTGAACTTTAGCAAGGGTGCACCTAAGCCAGCAAAGAAGAGAAATGCACGTGCTTCTTGTCCCGGTCTAGCATAGACATCAGTTACCCGCTTATGCTCTTCTAGGGTACCTTTTGGCTTGAATAGATGGACAAACGGCATGGTCGTGCTAGAAGGTGGTGAGTAGTTACTGCCATCAATCGATATTTCTTTGTCGCCCACAATAAACTTAGAATCATCATCACACCAGCCAAACTGCACACGCATTTGTTCTGCGGCATTTCGGTCTAAAAGTTCTTGGGCAAACGCTGTTACATAGTTCATAATCGCTTTCATTTCGTTAGAGGTGCCGATAACGCCACGCTTGGACACAACACTCTTAAACGTATCAAACGCCATAAGTTCTGTTGCAGCGCAAGCAAACTCTCGTACACCATCGTTAGGTAAATGCAGACGCATCCAAATCATCTCGCCCAACTCAGGGTCTAGCATGCGCTTAACCACATAGAAGTCGTGCTTGTAGATTAGTTTGTCTTTTTCCACAACGGTTTCGTCGCCATCACCTTCATCCTTAGTAAAGCCTTGGCGGTATATACCCCCGTTTTTTCCACGGAAATATGGAAACGGCAACTGAGGTATGGTGTAAGTTATTTCGCCTCCTAGTTCAAAACTAGGTAAAGTTACGATGTTATCTTCTTCACTAGCCTTAGCCACATAGCGACTTAGCTGGATAGGGGAACTAATCGTACCCTTGCTTGGGCATCCATCGCACCCACCAGGGTTGTTGCTCTCAAAGGTAGTGCAGAATTGAGGACCACCTGTGTCGTTAGCCTTACCCTCTGTATCTGCCCATGAGTAGTTAGGATGCTTCTCGGATAGCTTGTGAATAGCCGTATCCCTGTCCTCACAACGCTGAGCAACTGAGAGCGCACCACGCCATAAATCGTACCCTATAGTGCCTTGGTTCTTATATGCGTAGGTAAGCTGAGCGCACTTGCCGCTTTTCATAATCTCGGCAAAGTTAGACATGTAGTTACCCATCAATGCACGGGTAGTCTCATCCATTGGGCGGCGAGGAGCCTTGGTTAAATCCAACTCACCTACGTTTAAGTCCTTAGACACCAGCATCTTGAACGCAAAGTATGAGATAGGTTGTACGGGTTTACCCTCAGTCAACCATTTAACATCAATCGGTGGATCGACCTTAAAGTTAAACGTATCAGGTACACGCAGTACGCTTGCCAAGTCCGTAGTACGAGAGGGGTCAGCGATAACCCCATGCTTAATTAACTGCCGCTTCCATAACTCCGCAGTTAGCTTCCATTCGTCAGCCTCAATAGCTTCGCTCAGCACCCAGTATGCGTGGATGCCGTTACCTGAGTTAACGAGATGCGGCTTTGGTAAACCTAGTTCTTTGCAAAAACGTTGTAAATCTACGAGCGCATCTTGTTGTGTAAGATAGCCTTTCTTCTTCTCAAATTTTTCAACACCACAATCTAAATCTAGCCAATAGGCTTTTACCCAACCAGCATTGCTTGCTTCTCTGCTCTCGTTATCAATGAATTTAGCGCACCCAAAATAGACGTCTCTCTTTTTGTCTAGTAGTTTTTGTATAAGTGTCTGTGTTCCTTCAACTGTGTCTGCAAAATCTGTAAGCGGCTTGGTTCCCTTTTTGTAACTCGCTATGCAGTAATACCCTTCTTCAGGTAGAACCGTAGAGAGAAAAGAATTCCATGAGGTCATGTGCATCCTCTAATTGCGCCGACAATAATCCTGTTGGGCTAGTGGCACTAGCCCCCCAGTTGGCTTACGCCCCTTTTTTTAAAAACTTGTAAATCTTTATTTGGTGTACTTTTTTGGGTTGGCTTTGACCAGTAAACCACGCATATACTGCTGTGCGTGATACACCAAAATGTTCTGCTATTTCGATAACTGATATGTCCAGTTCAATACAACGCTTACCAAGCAGTACGCCCGGTGCGTCTCCGGCTTTATTAACAAGCCGTACAAATTTTGAAGAGTATCCAGTCATTTTTAACGGGGGGCGAACCCCCCACCTTTCTTAAGCCCAGTCGTCTAATACAGCATTGATGTCTTTAGGCGTTTCAGCTTCAGACTTCTTTGTACGTTTAGTTGGTTCTACTGCTTCAGCTTTAGGGGCTTCTGCAACAGGAGCGGCTTCAACAACAGGGGCAGCTAGTTTAACACCAGTATCAACTTCACCAGCATTTAAACCAATTGCAGCTTTTGCTTCAGGGGTCTTACCCTTAGCTTGAGAGTTAGTAAACTCATCAGCCTCAAGATAGCGAACTGCCTTGAATGTAAGTTTTGGTGTGGCGCTTGACGTGTCAAAACGCATCTCTGTAACTACTGAAGTTACTGATACACCATTAGTACCCAAGAGGCGAACATATGACTCTAAAGGCATCTTGCCATCAACTGGCTTACCAAAGATAGACTGTGCTGGTAGGGTCAACTGGAATACATCACCCTTTTGGTCATTCTCAAGCAATACAGCCAAACGACGGCTAAAGCGGCATGCACGACCTCTTCCGCTTGCATGAGAGCCATCAATGTTCTGTGGGCAATCTTTACATGTAGCTGATTGTGCGGCTGTGCTACGTGGGCTTGGGGTAATGCCGTTATCTGAAAAGCATGCTGGGGCACCAGTTGTTTGACCTTCTTGGAATACGCCTTCAAAAAAGGTACGTGAGTTGTATTGAGCCGCACCAACCACGATGACGTTCATAGCACGTTCTTCGTTCTTGGCAACTTCTTTACCATCCACAACCATACGGAATACTGAACCCTTGATTGAGATACGTTTAGCAGGGACACTTGCGCCACCACCTGAACCCATCAAGGCTTTTGTTGTTTCATCAATCTGACCACGTAAGTGTGCTGGCAGATTACCGTTTAATAAACTTAACTCGTTAGACATTTACTTCTCCTTTGTTTGTATTTGTCAATGCAACAATATCAGACTTCTTAAAACGCAATTTAGTACCTACTTTGAAATGCGGTAGTTTGCCTTCTCTGCATAATACATAAATTGTTTGACGAGAGACTCGCAGTATCTTTGAAACCTCATCGACTGTCAATGGAATATCTTCCATGTTTACTTCCTCCTTACTGTAACTGTATATTTATTATTCACGTTTACACCAATTGGCATTAACTCAGGGTTTTCTTCTAGGAATTGCTTCATATTTGTTGTGCTTATGCGGCGTTCCAAAAGCTGTGGTACGTTGTGTTCTGTGATGAACTTATACATATGCTCCCAATCTGAAGTTTCATACCTTGTTCTTACTGTCCGATACACGTTACCAAACGGAGTGCGAACGCTATCAGCACCGATTGACTTACATATCTTGAGTAATTCTGATTCGACCAAATCCATCTGAGCAGAGATCTTGTTGTCCTCTGCTTCAAACGCAGCCGATAATTCTGCACGCTTGTCCCGCATTTTGACGTAGGCGGCTACGAGACGATCTGCCTGTAATTGCTCACTCATTTACTTCTCCTTTTTAACTGCTGTTTTCTTTTATTGTACACCAACACTTAACAATGTCAACTAAGTAGTTCCCCGTATAGTGCCATAATGTTATGTTGAATGTCTTGCTTATTTTGTAATGCTTCGTATAGGCGTTTCTCAACGTTGCTTCCACGCAACCTAATTACAGTACATGGGTTCTTTTGCCCACTACGGTGTACCCGTGCATTAGCTTGTGCGTAAGTTTCATAAGACGTTATGGGACCCCACCATACAATCGTATTGGCGGCATGGAGGGTAACGCCGTGACTAGCTGCCTGTGGCTGGATGATAAGCACACGAGGGTTAGATGTTTCTTGGAACTTCTTAAATATTTCTGTACGTTTGTTTACAGGTACTTCGCCACTTATGATGTCAGCCGTATACCCATCTTTGGTAAGGCTTTCGTGGATGATATTGATAGCGTGTTTGAATGGCACAAATATCAGTACCTTATGGCTAGACTCATCAATAACTTCTTTTAGTACCCGCAACCGATTGCTGGCATCAAACTGGATAACTTCTCCTGTATCTGAGTAGACCGCCCCACCCGATAGCTGCAATAGCTTGTTTAGGTTAGCCGCCGCATTGAGGGTAGTAATCTCTTCACCAGCCGCACGTACAAGCATCTCCTTACGTAGTTTCTCGTAATACTTTTCTTGCTGTGCAGTAAGCGGTACATCTCTTGTTTGGTAGGTTAGTTCAGGTAAGTCCAAGCATTGCTCCTTTGTAAATCGAATAGCTGGTTGAAGGATGTTATGTACTATGTCTTCTGAGTTCGGCTTGGGTATCCACTTAAACATAGAAATCTTCTGCATCACCATGTCCCTGAAGTGGGAGTAGAACTTAGGCACACCACTTGGGTTAACCAGCTTAGCAATACCGTACGCATCCACAGGGGACTGAGCCGCAGGAGTACCAGTCATCATCCATAACCAAGTATGCGGTTTGATTAGCGAGTTAAGAATCTTCCAGCGATTAGTAGTGGGGTTCTTATAGGCATTAGCCTCGTCAATCACAATCATGTCAAAGCCAGCCGCCTCAATCTCATCAGCCACAATCTCAATGCCATCATAGTTAATGATGATTATTTCTGCATCGCTATCAATAATCTTCTTACGTTTCTCCCTACTACCATACGCAATATCAACTGTGCGGTGGATAGCAAATGTAAACAAGTCTGCACGCCACGCCGAGTCCATAATAGATAAGGGGCATATAACTAAGGCACGCTTAACAAACCCCATTTTCATTAGGTAGTCCATAGCCCATATCACGCTGGCGGTCTTGCCTGTACCTTGCTCGTTAAATACGAATGCACGTTTGTGCATGGTTAGGAAGGCAGATGTTTCTTGTTGGTGGTCAAAAGGTTTGTACTGACCAGGCCAAACGTATTGCCCTTTAATAGGGGATGGTACGTTTTTAATTTTTAGGTTTCTTAAAACCTGTGCCTCCTCCAAGCCCCAATGCACGAGAACTTCGTGATAGTTCTCGTTAGAAGTCATTAACTTAGACTTAGGGATAATACTAGTAATGCGCTCAGGGTCGTTTACTTTAAGTAGTAACGCTTTGTTTTCAATAATTTCCACTTCTCTCTCCGATGCCAAGTAGCCTGAAAGCGGTGTCCGCTTCAAGCATTAGTTATTTTGTGCCGGTCTTTCCCGACTGCCCGTTAACCCCTACTGAGGATATTCCCGTGAAGGAGCAATATGGTTAACTGATATGGTTTACTCTGAAGGGTAAGTCCTAACCCCTATTGCTTGGGCACTCATATCTTATCCCGCAACAGTACAACAAATTATTTTTTCTTACGTTCTCTTGCGCTAGTTTCAGCAACTAAGTTACGCTTTGAATCTCTTTTAAATGAACGGTTCTTACTGGCGCTTTCCACTCGTACCCCGTCTTTTATACTACCACCCTTGTCAGCCGCTTTAACGTGGGCTACATCTTTGCCGTCACCCTTGTGAACTTTGCCCTCACGCATTAGCTTGGCACGTGCTCTATTACGCTCCATGCGGTTCTTGACCTGTTCAGGGCTATCTTCATACTTAGCGGCTTGATCGTATTTTCTATCGGCTTTGTTTTTGTAAGGCATTAGTCGGCTCCGTTATGTGGGCATGTAGTTACTGGACACCACTTGCGACAGGTAAAGTTGCGCTTCGGGTTCCAAACGTTATTACTTATACTAGATTCTAACTGATTTACAAGCGGTTTAAAGTGCTCAAAGTAAGCCAGTCTGTGGTGCGTGGTGTATTCTTCTTTAATAAATTCTTTAGAAACAACGAATAACAAGCCAGCTTTGATAACTTTAATCTCGGGGTAGTGTGTAAATACAGTTGCGGCTAGTAGCTTAAGTTGTTTAGTATCAGCATATTTAGCAGACTTGCCTGTCTTATAGTCAATGATACGGGCTTCTTGGTTATCTCGGTCAAGGATGATAAGGTCGGCAATGCCCCGATACCATACGTTTTTGTCAAAGAAATCGCAAGGTGCTAACTTGCCACCATCCACCAGTTTAACTGCCAGCTTGTTCTCACATAGCTTCTCGCCCGGCAGGGCTTTGAGTTTGTCCAACATGTCCTGTATATACGCATACTTAGCTGGTAGTGGTTTACCATCCCTGATATGTTCTTCAGCGGCTAGGTGTAGGTCTTTACCATAGTTCATGGCATCAGACTCAGGCTCTTTAATGTCCTTAGCTATCCGTAAGTGGTAATACTTCTTAGGGCATTGTTCATATAAGGTAATACTACTGTAAGACCATGCAGTCATTGGGTGTTCCTATGGTATGCGTCATTAGGATTAGCTAATATACTAGCAAGTAACTCATCAACGGTTCTAAACCATTGAATTACTTTGAGTCCATCTTGCTGGTATATAGTAAAACTCATAAAGCCCCGTTAGTCAAGTGTGTTAATAGGCGTACATCTACAAATGCGTTCATCATATACTCATGGGCTTCTGCAAAACGCCTAGCGTTCATGGCAATTTCATATTCTTTTAAGTTATTTCTAGCACGAATTAACAAGTCAGCGTAGTCAGTCATTAACAATCTCCGTAAGTTTTACCATATCCAGCTTCGCAGTTCACAGGCAATCCTGCCGCCCAGTCGGGTGTCCACCGCATACATTGTTCTACGTATGCAACAGCTTCTTCTACTTCTCCCTCAGGTGCAATACAAGCAACCGCATCATGAACCGTTAAGACGGGTCTATATTTTTTAGCAATCTTCAACATCTGTTCGCCGATGATGCAACGAGCAAGGGCTTGGCAAATGTTCTCTACCAGCTTTCCTCCGTATATTTTAACAGCACCACGCCTAGAATCATAGACATATTGGTCGCCATCAGCAGCTTTTATTTTACGCAAGTTTGGGTATCTTTGGTATAGCCCGTTAGGTAGTAGTATCCCTAAGTCACCATGAACTTCAACGCATCCGTTACCAAATGGGGTGTTCTGATTCTTAGCCATTGCTTCTACTGTGTACTTGCCTTGTGTCCACAACCCAGTAATACTTGGATATGTTTGTCGGTATACATTAATGATACGAATGGCTTCCACTTCCTCAATCTCCATACCGAAAGTTTTGAGTTGCGCCCCGAATTTCTTAGCGCCCATGCCGTAGCCAGCCCCAAGAATCGTGGTCTTCCCAACGAACCTTTCTTCTTTCGTAATTTCTGATTCATCCTTCGTATATATAGCAGACGCCATGATCTTGTAAACATCTTCACCCTTTCTAAATGCTTCTATTAAATCATCCTGTCCTGATAACCAAGCCAGCATACGAGCCTCAATCTGTGAGGAGTCAGAGTCAATTAAGACATAACCCTTGGGGGCACGGATAGCGTTCTTTAACTTGCCAGCGTTAGCACCCCTAGCTGGTAGGTTTTGTAGGTTTAGCTTATCTGCACCACCCCATCGCCCAGTATGTGCGGCGTAATACTGCAAGGGTACGGGCATTTTGCCACGACTAGCTATACTTAAGAAACGTTCCGTACGGGTTTCCTCTAGGGTTGACTTGTTACCTAAACGTGCAGCCACGAGTGCTTGGACTCTATCGTCAGGGTGCTCAGCCAATGCCTTGAACTCCTCATCGGACTTAGCTAGTGCCAGAGTCTCTTTCCCCGTAGTCAAAGATATTTTGGTAGGTGGTTCAACTCCCAGGCTACGTAACATCTCAGCAAACTTAGGGTTACTCATGAGGTCATCACGAGTCTCTACACCAGCACCCACCAGCAAATCTGCTTTACGTTGCTTCACACCCTCAAGATGCTCCAACAGCATTTTACGATCTAGCTCTAATACTGGTTCTGAAAACATCTTTATAGTTAACGATATGAGTTGTAGCTCAGAGAGGTTAAAACTAGGGGCTAGCTTTTTAAACAGGGCATAGGTTAGTTCTACGTCATTGATACAGTAGCCACCATACGCATCGAGTTGTGCTTTGCCAAATGCTTCTCGGCGCATACCCAAGGCATCTACTACCTCTGTACCCTTTTGACCTAGTTCGTAGTATTGAACCAGCTTCGCAAGGCTGTTACCCACTTCAGACCCATGAAGCGCTCTCGCCATGCTGAGAGTGTCAAGCCAAGCCTTAGGTTTAATCCCATATATCCAAGTAAGGATAGCGGCATCAAACATAGAATTATGGGCAAGGACAGCAGCATCATCCCAGTTAAAAGTACCCAAAAAACGGCTAACTCCAGCAAAGTCTCCAGTAAACCACGTTGTTTTTTCATTATTTTCCTTTACTGCTACACCTATAACTTCAAACTCAGGTGAGCGAACGTACTCCTCGGTTGTAATCTTTGACAAGCTAAACTGCCTATCATAGTAAGTCTCAAAGTCTATCGTTATTATGTTCATTCAGGTCTACGTATCCAAATTTATCCGTTGGTATATCAAAAAATAACTCACCCTCACGTACCTTGTAATTGCTTATTTCTTTTACTGGATACTGATCTATGTCCTTCATCTGTATCCAATAGGCATGAGTCATTGTCTTGGTTAATGCAAAAAATAGCGAGTTCTCTGAGAAGAACTTACGCTTCCTTTCAGGTACGTGGATGGTTGGGTATGGGCACGGATGCCATTGGCGTACTTCTACTTCAATCGTGCCAACTACCTTATCATCTTTCATTACCAACAAATCTACCCCGTACTTGTCAGGGTTAGGTTGTACTGTTACACCGCATTTCTTTTCTATGAAGGCGGCTACTGCCTCCTTAGCTGGTGCATCGTAAAGGTCGTGCAGTTCTTGCTCAAAGGGTTTACGCATTATGCGGCTCTTGGTAACTGACCACTAAATGTGTACGTACCTGTATGTCCAAACGATGCCCAAGGTGCGGCATATACTTTGAACCCAACTTCACGAGCAATCTTACAGAAGTGGTAGTCCTCAGATAACAGGCGGTTGCTTTCCTCGTCAATGCTGGTAGCAAAGAACTCCTTAATAATCTTAACCTTACGCACAGTATCTATTGCATGGTACATATCGTTGGTGTAGCTAGGTACTTTATCAGCCAGCTTCTCAAACACCTTACGCTTGATAAGCATGAAGCCTGTACCACCATTAGCAATCTCCATTGGTTCCATAATCGGACCACTTGTAGTCTGTGTACCATGAGGTAGGTTTACCACAAATGCGCCCGTGTACTTGCTAAGTTCTTGTGGTGGTACCCCCCGTTTAACCGCTTCAGATACTTCTACCCAGTTAATTTCTTTCTTGGGGTACAGACCGCAGATAATATCCTTGTCAGCCTTGACCATCATAGGAATGTCCTGTGGATTGAAGTTAATATCAGCGTCGATAAACATCAGGTGCGTAGCATCGGACTCCAAGAAGTCATAAGCCATGCTGTTACGGGCACGGGTAATCAAAGATTCGTTCATCATAAACGAGTAGTACATCATGATGCCGTTTTGGTTACATGCTCCAGCCAGTTGCATAACTGCTGATGAATACATCCCCGTACACATACCACCGTACATAGGCGTTGCTACAAACAATTTAACTTGCTCTTGCTTTTTTGTTTTCACTTTGTTAGTTCCCTTAAAAATTCTTCGTGAGTGATACAGCTTTTTAAAACGTTTTTCTGACTAGCCAACGCATTTTGCCATGCTCTGTCTATGTCCTGTGGTACAAAAGTATTATCTGACTTGTTCTTGAATACGCTTCTGTCAAATACACGACAACCATCTCCAACTTGAAACCAACTTAGCGTGCTCCATAGAGTGCTCTGCAATTCAAACTGAGTCACAGGGACTTTGTTCCACTTGGCTAGCTTGGCTTCTAGGCTAGGTACTATTTTGTTCTTAGCCCTAAACTCTTGCCAAAACGGTGAGTCATTACGCTCCGTCATGTAGTGCAGATAAATAAACTCAACAACCTCATGGTTCCTATCGTAGCACTCCTTATTAAAGGCGGCTCTAAATTCGTCTGAAGTGTTGTTTACACCATCACTTTGCAAAAACGTAATAAGGTTAATTGCGCTGACCCATATTGACGTGGCTTCTAATGGCTCAATAAATCCTTGGGACAAACCAATAGCTAAGCAGTTCTGCTTATAAACTTCTTTGTACGTACCAGCCTTAAACTTAAACGTCTTCGGGCTTTCTAACTTCATACCAAAGTATTCCTCGGCTTCGGCTAACGCTTCTGCCTCATTGATATAGGAAGAATCAAATACGTACCCGCATCCATAACGATCTTCAACTGGGATCTTCCATATCCACCCATACTTCATGGCAATTGATTCTGTTTGTGGTGCAAGGTCTGTGTTGTCGTGAGGGATAAAGAAAGGTACACCAGTATCTAGAGGTAAGTGTTCGTTGTATGACTGCCACTCGGAATTAAAATGCTTACCGATTAAAAGCCTTGCAAGCCCTGAACAATCAAATACAAAGTCGCACATTACTTCTGTATCGTCTTCAAGAGTAATGCTTGTAATATCGGGACTACCATTCACCGTCTTTAACTTACCATCAACGTGCCCTATACCTCTGAAAAGAGCAACCTCCTTCAGGTACTCAGCCAACTTTCTAGCGTTAAAGTGCACCGCAAAATTACCATGCCGTGCAAAGTTCATTATGGAGTTTTGATTCCCCACCGTACTATAAGTAAAGGGTACTTTAAATTGCTCCGCTAACTTCTTAGAAAAGTTAATGTCATCTAAGGGTTTGTTGTCCCCTATTTGCTTAGTCGGCATCACGTCTTGAAACATACCGCCATCACACGCTTCAAAGTTTAACCACTTACTTGGCGAGAAGCTATGAAAGAAAGATGTACCATCCCCATTCCAGTTTGTAAACTTAATACCGATCTTCAGCGTAGAAGAACACCGCTTAACTAAATCCGATACGGGTATGCCAATAAAATCAAGCACATCAATAAAGTGTGGAACAGTACCTTCGCCAGCCCCAAGCACACCAATCTCTGTGCTTTCAATAAGCGTAACATTACAGTTAGGGTAGAACCGTTTAACGATTAATGCTGTTAACCAGCCAGCAGTCCCCCCACCGAGTACTACTAAGTTCCTTTTCATTTCTTTT